GCTGAGACATCAATCCATTTCATCGCAACGATGGAGAATGGAAGTGGTGAGACATTGACCGAAATTGTGAGAGTGTTGAAGCTGGCTGAGAATGTCCAGCCTTCGACAAATCCTTGAAATTGGCTGTCGTTCATATTTGGCGGCAGATCGTCGATCTGTACCGGGAGCCCCATAAATATCGAAATCATCGCGTCACGCGTTGCGTCAGAGATTTCGGGATTTACTAGCTGATAAGTAACCCGATCAAGTTTGGCTTGTGGATAGGCTCTGAGTTCAATATATCGATCGGCTTGATCTTGTGCGTCAACCGCACCGCGGACGGTCGTGTTGACGATTGCTTTAAGAGTGCCATAGGTCGCGATTGATGTCGCGTCAGCCGATGTCACTTCCGAGCCGTAATTGTTGCCGTAAGTAAGAACGACATCATTCTTAATATCTCCGGCGCGAGTTGATAATTTGATTCCGACCGCTTGCGCTTCGTTCGCCGAAAGTAATGTGTACCCTTCGGCGGCTAGATAAGTTGTTCGGTGATCAGAATCAGCGTAAGAGATCCGACCGGAGCTGTCCTCGTAAAGATAACCAAGTCCAGAGCTGGCAAGTCCTGCGACAAGTGAATAAACATCGGTAAGCGATGAGCTTCTTTGATACAGCTCAAAATTGCCCGGAGTGTCGATTTCACCAAGTCCGTTGTTTTCCGCACCGTTCCAGTCGGTCGTCGGATCGTAAGTGTCCCATTGAACCGCCGCCGGGACATCGTTCCAAGTTCCAAGAAGTAGAGCCGAAAGGATTGTGTAAATCTGATCCCCGTCGAAATCGTGAGACAAGACTCCAAGAGTTGTAGCCTTAGGAAGCCGCGCAAGGGCTCCAAGAGCCACGACGCGAGTTACTTGTGTATATCCGGTAGATCCAGACCTTGCGACCTCGACAGCGACATCAGACACCGCGCCGCCAAATATCGGGACATAGGTTCCGGTTGAGTCTTTGACTTCGATTGTGAGACCGTCATTGATCTCGACCGTAATCGCTGACTGATCAACATTGAGAATGTCGATGGAGCAGTAACCGGCGATCGGCTGGACATTGATGTCGGTTCGACCGCTGTTGATTGATAGATTGGAAAGAGTTACTCCGGTGTATTCGACCGAGTTAATTAAGACACGCCATTCGGGAGACCAGTTTGTCACACTAGGATTCCGGCTCCGCCTAGTGTTCCGCGTTGATTAGATTCGTTAAGAATGTCCACGATCTGACGAGCTGTGGATTCTGAATCGATCGCACCGTTGACGACGATATTGTTTGTGATCCCGGACGGCTGTCCCAAGAATGCTCGAAGTTGTTCATCGAATGCCCCGATTCCTTCAAGTCCAAGACTAGGAACTGACGAGGCGAACATTCCGACACTTGCCGAAGCTGTGGATATCGCCGGTGTCTCGAATGCGGATTGTTGAACTTTAAGTCCAAGACCTTTTCGGATTCGATTGATGTCATCTTGATTTGTCGAAAGAGGATTTCGCAAGAACTCGGCGGCTGTTTGAACAATAGAGACCAGCTCTTTGAGAATGGTAATTGTTGTGTTCGCGACCGCGTTAAGAGCTTTAAGAACTTTAATAAACCCGTCAATCGATGAACCACCGCCGCCGGTTCCGGCGTCAATAGTTGAGAATAATTTTCCAACCGAAGCCGCCATCTCCCGGAGATCCTTAGCGGCGGCAAATGCTGACTTCTGTGTCGCTGAAATTTTAGGCTCGAAAGAATCGACTCTAGCTCCTGCGTATGTCGTAGCGGCTGAAATACCCTTTTCGCCCGTAAGTCCAGCGATGAACGCATTGAGAGCCGGAATTCCTGAGTCCGTCATAAATTTTGAAAGTTTTTCTAATTGTGGCAAGAGTGCGAATCCAATAGTTTCTTTTGCTTCATCAAAAGCCACATTCAATCGATCGATTCGACCTTGAAAAGTTTGTGCCTCGTTAGCGGCAAAGCCCGAAAATGATGTTCTTAAAGTGTTGTAAACTAAATCAAAATCTTTTGTTTTTAGAATTGATTGATCAATCCCAAGCCCTAATCTGCCAAGAGCATTTGTGTTGCCATCGTAAGCCTTGCCTAAACTATTTGCGATTGCTTCCAGCGGCTTACCAGTTGCGCTAGAAATATCAAGAGCAAGATTTAAGAGCTTTGTGGCTTCCTCTGTATCTTTTGTGGATCTTATGAGTCGGCTGAAAGCTGGACGCAATTTGTCATCGGTAACGCCTACGGCAAGAGATGTCTGTGTGATATAACTTTCAACAGCCGCGATCTGATTGTTTGTCGCTCCTGTTGTATTTTCTAAAGTTTGAGCAAGAATTCTTTGAGCCTTTTCATCATCAAGAGCCGCTTTGACTCCATCAACGGCAGACTTAATTGCCAACGCACCGATTGCCGCTCCAGCGGCGGCGGCGGCTACTCCGACAGCTTTGAACGCACCGCCTAGCTTGTCGCCGAATGTGCTTGATGTGTCCTCGGCATTCTTTAGACCTTTAACGAGATCGGCTGTGTCCGCAAGGATCGAGAGTTTGAGTGTGCGTGAGCCAGCCATTAGTCATACTCCTTCAAAATGCGATCGAACGCCGATTCCCATTTTTGGATTAGTTCCGGCTGGATTGATCTAAGTGTTGGATAGATAAAATATCCGGCAGATCCACCGCCGAGATTCGGAGTTCGACGCGGAAATTGTTTGTATCGATTGGAACCGAATTCAAGTCCTGCCCATAACTTCTGAGTCGTACCACCACCGGAAAACTTTTGTGCGGCGAAGCCGAACGAGACTTCCCCGATCTTGGACGACTTCGCAACCCTTGATCCTTCGGCAACGCGCCGGACAGCCGCACCGGATACGGTTCGCCGTTGCGCTGTCTCTCTGACTTTAAGCTGTAGAAATTCTGCTAGGGCTGAGGATTCACGCTTGGCAGCTTCGATACCTTCATCGGACATCGCTTTGAATGATCGCGTGATTGACCGAAGTTCGGCTTTGTCATACGCGATTTCGACGTTCATTTCGCTTCTCCAATACTTCGATCGCTGTAAGAATATCCTCTGCCGTTCGCCATTCGCTCATCGGGATTCCGGTGGCTATTGCTAGCTCTACGATTACCCGTCCTAAGCTTCCGGCTGTGTGTCTTTTGGGAGATCATCTCCGATCGAAAAATCCGAGACCGTTTCACACCATATCTCGAAGGGCTTGACAGCCTTTCCGCCAGCTTCACGCTTCATCGCGTTCCACGCCAGAAATAGAATGTCATTGACTCCGAGATTGTTGTGTGCGTCCTGAATTGTTCGACCGAATTTTATTTCCCATTTCTGCCACTCCGGGACGCTCGCCGTGTGAACGACTGACTCCCCGGAGTTGTGTTCGACTGTGATTTCTAGCTTCATCTCCCGATCTCCCTTTTAGCTGAATGTGTCGGCTGGAGTGCCAACAACCAAGAATGATAGTGACAGAGTTTGAGCTCCTGGAGCCGCTCCGCCTACTGATGGATACACCGGCATAACATTGAACGCAAATACCGCGCCGGTCGTAGCTGTGAGGCTGACGGCAAGAGTTGTGTTCGGGTTTGTGTCGGCGGCTGTCCATAGTGCTTCGGATAGAGAGCTTGCGACTCCCCAATCTGCGAGCATTTCAACATCGAAAGTCCATTGATCGTCGATGTGTTTGTAAGCCTTGCCATCGAGTGTTTGATAGGTATCGATGACGGGCGCATTGGTAAGAATCGCGCTGGTAGCTTGTGCGTCGTAATTAACGGTAGCGATCGTCAAGACAAGATCGCGTCCGGTGATGACGGTCGTTGGCATTCTTTCTCCTTAGTTGGTTTGGGTGTAGTAGGTGGAGACATTGATATCGGACGCCAGTAAATTACTAGCTCCGACGGATGTAACAGTCGGACGCTCGATCTGTCCGACGATGTACCCTGACGGAATGACCGCCAGAATTTGAAGGATTAATTTTTCAAGATTGTCAAGAGATCCCGGATTTGAGTTGTACGCAACGGCAACCGTGATCGTGTAGTTGAGAAGTAATTTGATCGATGTCTTGCCGATGAGATTAATCTCCATATACGGCGATGACGGAACGATAACCACCGCTGGCGGAATAATTGCTTCCGGGACATAAGCATAAACATTCCCGGCGACAGAGCTAAGAGCTGTGGCAAGGGTTCCGCGAACATCTGCCGAGATCGATGAGGCTGGCATTCCTAGCCTACGATCGAATCGACATCGACTTGATTACCTAAGAGCCCGGAAATTCTGTTGTAAAGACTTCTGCCCATTCGGAACGGGCTCGGCGCAAAGTCCACGCCTTCGATCTGACCACCGGGAGCGACACGAGATTGAAAGACCTCGACGGAGACATTGAGAACAGCCGATTCGACATTTGAATTTCCGACATAGATCACGGCGGCAGCTTGTCCAGAGAGCGTCGCTGTTCCGGGTGGAATGCTTGCGCGAAGTGTTATGTCTGAGTTTGTGAGAGCTTGAGTAAAAATGTAAGGCGTTAGTTGTGTGTCGGTGACGGCGCGTGTGCCATTGAAAGTTGATGGAACGACTCCGGCAATTATGACGGATTGACCGACGACGAATTGATGAGGTCGTTGAGTCGTAAAGTAAGCGACATTTGTCTCAATTTCAACATGAGTGACGGCGACTGTGTGAGCTGTTAATAGCGGAAGGATTACTCCTTCGGCTGTGTTTATTATGTCGTCGAGATAAGCGTCATCGTAGAGAGCCGATGAGACGCCAAGCACCGATCTAAGCTGTGAAGCTGTGACGATACTTGGCATTTCATCTCCAATCTGCTGAGCCCGTCGGGAGCGGCGGACTCATGTCTAAGGGTTTTACTTATTGTTGCGGAATGCTCCGGCGGCAAGTTTGATCGCAACAGCTCCGAATGAATACACGCCGACATTGATGGAGCCGTCGGCTGATGATTCTGCGCGGAGTGAGTATTGGCTTCCTTCGTACCATGTATAAGCGTTCGGATTGACGATGATGATTGATCCGTCATCTGATCCGGCTGGAGCGGCGAAGTCCGCGTAGAGATCAAGACCGGCGACATTTCCACGAAGTGAAGTAGGAGTTACGACACCGGCGTTGTTGCTTGGATTAGAAGCGACATAGATCGGAGTTCCGCCGTTATTTAGTGACATGGTGTTTGCCCATTGTGACGCTCCCATGATGATATTACGAGCGAAATCCTGTGTCCCTGTATAGACAGAAGCCGCACCGCGCGAGACGAATGCTAACAATTCGGCGGCTGTTGGGAATGTCGAAAGTGTAGTTCCATCGATTGACGCGTTAGCGACAAGGATTGAGCTGACATAGGCATTCTGAGCCTTAGCCATGGCCGCGACCATGTTATTGAGAAGCTCGGTATAAAAAAGTGGTGAAGTGCGTGTGAGCAATTCGACCGTGAAATTTTGTTGACCGGCGAATTTTTTGATCGGAACCGATAAGAAGCTGGACTCCATATTTGTATCGGAGAACGCTGATCCTTGATTTGTTTCCGCAACGGTTGGCGCGACTGTGATCTTTGGAATTTCAAAGGTCATTCCTGCGTCTGGCAAGGTTCCGCGAGAGATCGCGTCGATTGATGGACGGATTGTGTTTGATACTCCGTTGATGACTTCGGTAAGTTGACGA